AAATCTGATGCACGTTGCCGCCAAGATGTTGCCTCGTTGACAAGATCCTTGAGGTTTACTTCAGTGCCGTTAAACCCTTCATCTTCTTTCCCTTCCAGCTCTTCCCAAACAGCATTGCTGTTTTCAATCTCAAAAGTAGCCGTATCTCCTTCGCTAACAGTAACAATAATTTTGTTTTCTATATCGTTTCCGTTATTTGTCCCGCTATGACGAATAAAACCCATGTGGCGTGAATAAGCCCTGCCAACTCCAGGCTGTCCAGCCTCTTCGTTTTTAATGTGCAAAACATCAGCGAGGCTGCCAGCAATTTTGCGACGTTGCGCCTGAATTTCTTCCCTAGCATCCCTGTTGTCACTGCCTTCAGTGGCTGAAAAGGGTGCGCTGATAATCTCCCAGTTAAAGCGATAAGCTGTACCGTTATGGATTGGCGTTCCAGTGCCAAAAGTTGTGTCACCGCTTGGCACATATGACATTGAAAATCCTTCACTAAACTGCCCATCTTCTGTAGGAGCAGTAAAAATTTCTCTACCTACCGTGCCTGTTGCACCAGGACCTTCAGTCCCTAGTAAAACTGGCGACGCTGGACGATTGTTGCCTTTTCTAGAAGACCAGTACAGAGCAAAATCACGGCTGCCAAGCGCACTCAAAGGCGACGTTCCAAGCAGGACACCTCCAAGCTCAGGCTCGTCTACTCCAAATTCACCAGCTACATAAACGCCTTCATACGCTTGATATGCGCCATACGCATAAAGTCGAGACCACACCAACGCTGGTACAAGAATCAAACCGCCGGTCAATACGCCATCCGCTCCGGTGCCTCGCTTGCCAAACGGAATCGGGATTGGCTGATTTAATTCAGCAAGGCTTGGTGCGTTATCAAAACTGCTTGCCTGATTGAAACGACTTGGACCAATTTGGTCAGCAAGTTTTTTGCTTTTAATCTTGCTGTCTTCCAGCGATGGCGCTTTCGGCGCTAGCAACAGGCTTGCAGCTGTAAGGGCAACACCGATTGCAAGGTTTGTAAGAAGAACTCCCGCAAGAGTTTTTGCGCCAGCAGCGGTTACAAGAACAATGGCATTGATGTCTGGAATATGCGCATACTCCGCAGGACGCACATGCGCCCTTTGCATTGCATAACGTACAAACTTTTTATAGTCTTCCTCGCTGCAATCAAGTGCAGCAATTAGCGTTTTTTCGTACGGTAAGAGCGGCGGATCATAAGATTGCCCACCGGTTTCCAGTCCACTGCGGAAATCAACGGATTGATGTAAAGGACGCCACTCTGCCATAAGACTCCGAAGGCCAGCGGCCTAACGTCCAGCAATGCTATGTCGCCATCATAATTAGGACAATCAAGCCGCTCACAATAATGATTCAGCTCTTTCAACACCTGCCTCGGCGTCATTTCGTACCAAGCTTCTTTCACTCCTGGGTTGTCGATGCCTAGACGCTCCAGAGCATCAATCACCAAATGGATGCAGTCATCCTTGCCGTAGCTGTACTTTCGCCCAATCAGATCGCTACACACGGACTTGCGCTGTAAACGGAATGTTACCCACTTGCTGACGACGCAAGCGGCGACCTGGAATGTTTGCCTGCACCGCATCGAGCACAGAGTTCAGCTTGATTTGGATCGAAGCTTCGTCCCAGCCGCCAGAAGAGCAGGCGCCAAAATACTCATAAAGGGTCCGCTCCACCGCATAGGTGCTTGAGTTCCACAGCACCGTTGAGACCTTGGCGACATAGGTGTTGTCCAAGGCTTCGACGACGAAATTGCGAGTGATCTGGGTGTTGGCAAACTGCAGCGTTGCATCAAGGTTGTCCCCTTGGAGCGTTGCCATCGCACCACCAAAACCAAACGGCAAAAACGAGTAGTCACCTACGTTTTGGCCGACAGCGTAGTTTTGAAATTTGAACTGGTTGAGCTGACCGCTGCGGCCAACTTCAAGCAGGTGTCCGTAAACAAATTCCATCAGACGCCAATCCTCCGGCGAACAGCAGCTGAATTACGAAGCGATCCCATGGCTCTACGTTCACCCTCTGCAGCACCCTGTTGCGCTGCCCTTGCAAGCCCAACCTGGAACTGCTCAGCAGTTACGTAATCAACGTTGTTAATGCGCTCCACGCTATAGCGAACGTCGATTGGTGCGGCAACAGCAGCTCCTCCACCTTCACCAGTTGTGCCCCCTTCGCCGTTTTCAGGGATGACAGAACCACCACGAGCACCGCGAGAATAACGCGCCATGCTTTCGCGCATCTTGCTTTCAGGAATAATGTATTCCGGTTCGCCACCTTCGCCAACAACTGCATTAGTCGGACCAGCAACATAGCCGCCGTCTGCGTATCCAGTAGGTATTCCACCAAGAGCGCCCAGTGTTGCTGAATCGGCCCCCATAATGTCAATAGACGACCCGCTACTCATTGTTGGAAGTCCAACGCCAAGCGCCTTCATGATCGTGCCGTACAAAATCATTGCGATCTGCTGGGCAATAATTTGTGCGGCCATGTCAAGAAAGTGCTCAGCAACCGACGCCATCATGTCGGCTAATGCTTCCTGTGCTGTCTTGCTGCCAGTAATGACATTCTTGAAAGAATTTGCAAATGCGTTGCAGATAGCAGTTGCGCCTGCGGCAACTTGATTTTGTACGTCAAGCAATTCTTCTAACCGCTTTTGCATTTGATAGCCGGGATCTGCCTCTTGTGCTTTTCTTGCAGCCTCTGCTGCTTCACGAGCTGCATCTGCAGCATCAGCTCGCGCAAGCTCACCTTCACGCGCCTCGTATAGCTTTCTAATTAAGTCTTCAAGCTTTTCTCTTTCCTCATCTTTCAGGTCAGGAAATTGCTTTTGCAGATCAGCAATGTCATAACCAAGCTGCAATCTGCGATCTTCTGCGTCATTAACTTCATTAGTTAATTCAATCTGCCTCTCAAGCTGTGTCGTAAGATCTGCAGCACCCTGGACTTGTCGTGCAAGCTCATCAACTGTTGACGTGCTAGTCGTACTTTTTTGATTTAACTGCTCCAAGAGAGCGTTGATTCGCGCTTGCAAAGCAGCGATTGCAGGATCAGGACCTGTTGGTATTGGTTGATCCCCACTATCTTGCTGTGCGAGTGCTTCACGCCTGTTAATTATTAACTGACGCATTGCAGTAATTGTATCTAATACATCATTGCGTAGCCTGCCAAAATCACCTTTTCCGGTAAACCTCAATGCAGCCCTGCCTGCTTCGTCAAGGGCACCTTCCAACTTCAAAAGATCAGTTTCAGACTGTGCCAACTCAGGGCGCAAGGTCCCAACTGCTTCTTTGAGAGAGATAAATGCGCTTTCGCTAGCAGTCCCGGTGCTTGCAGCAAACTGTAATGCTGCGGCTGACCTGCTAAGTGCACCAGTTGCTAAGTCTTGGAATTTAGAGATTGCAGTTGATGCTGCTGAAATTATGTCATTTATCCCTGTAACAACATTTTTAATTGCAGGGCCTAATACCGTGTCTAACGATCTGGCAACGTTGCCGATATTGTTAACGATTGAGCTGACCTGAGAAGATACAGTGCCACCCAAATCTTCGGCTGCTTTTTCTGCAGCACCAGCCGCATTCTTTTGATTGTCGAGGCTAGTGTTGAATTTCTCTAGCCCATCATTAGCCAATGGCAAAATCGTCGCTACGGCTTCGACACTGCCAAACAACTTCGTCAGTGCAACTTCGCTGCCACCTGTTTTTTCAATAACGTCTGCAAGGAAGCCGCCAAATCCTTTTGCTTTAATTGCAGCTGAACTGAATTCAAGACCCAACAGCTCTGATGTCTTGCGTGCTTCTTCAGTTGGCTTGATCACACTTGCAATCGCCTGACGCAGACCAGCAAAGGTTGATTCAACAGGAACACCAGTTGCAGTGACTGCAGATATTGCAGCATTCAAATCTTCAATACCAACACCTGCTGCAGCCGCAATCGGTGCTACACGACCAATCTGCTGCGCGTATTGTGCAACAACAATTTTGCCGTCATTTTGCGTTTGGATGAATCCATCCACAATTTTGGATGCTTTGGCAGAAGACAAGCCGTAAGCATTAAGAACGGATGTCGTTGCATCAGCAACAGTGTTTAAATCTGACAGGCCACCAACAGCGCCGAGGGTTGCAGCCTTCAAGATGTTTGCCGCAGATGCTGCATCGTTAAAGCCTGCAGAAGCAACGTCATAAGATGCTTCAAGTAATTGCGTTTGGCTTACTAGCCCCTTTGTCTCGTTGCTCACTGCAAGCAGCTGGCGTTGCAGCTTTTCAGAATTAACGCCGAGCGTTCTTACTGCCGCTGCAGCTTTGTCAGCTTCAGCAAAGCCCTTGAAATATCTCCGTGCTACTTCTAGTTGCGCTAAGCGAACACCAAGCTTCGCCACAGAACTCTGCAGGGTGTTTGTGGCTTTATTGACCCGAGTAAGTTCCCGTACCGCATTGCGGCCATCAACCCTCAGCTCAATATTGGATACTGCCACGGCTCACCCAAGCAATGCCTTGATTTTACCGCCGCCTTAATTTTGCGCGATCTCTTTCTTTTTCCTCTCGCTCTCCTTTTATTTGATAGTACGCAGCAAAATGAACAAGCTCCGCATCAGTCAATTCCGTGCGAAGCTTGCTGACCGTCATTCCTAATTCGCAGGCCAGGAAAAACTCAAAATAAAGCCAGCTGTCCTGCGTCAGTCGTTTTTTGCTTCGTCAAGTTCAGCCTCTTCGCCAATACCAAACAAGAACAGTTCAAGTTCATTAAGGACCGACTCAGGCAGTTGCCGTTGAAGTTTTGTCGCATCAGCAGCGGCAAATGCCTTTGTGCCATTCTCAGATCGGAAGAG